CGTCCCCTTGGCAATGTCGTCCAGGAAAGTATTTGTATCGCCTTTCGGACTCCACAAACCTTCGGCATCCTCGCCTCCGGCGTTTCCGTCCACCCAAGTGCCGCCAGTAATCATGCCAGCAATCCGCACCTCTTTGGACAGGTCAATCTTATCGGAGGCGAATTCGATGGCATCCTGGTCGGGCTGCAGCGGCGGGGCGAATTTCGACTTGGAGAATCTTCTGTCTTCATCGGTCACCTCCGATGCAAACGCATATTCATCGGTGGAAATCGACGCCCAGGATATGGGGAAACCACTGCGTTTCGCTCGGCTTCCAGGACCGCGAATCCCGGCATCATTTCTGAACCAGGCACCTTTGGAAAAGATGGCGATCTTTGCTTTGGGGTCTACATTGTCGAGTATGCGAAACACGCGATCCCCGATATAAGACTGGTTTTTGTATGCCACGGAAACGTTCTGCAGCGGGCCCGTGACAAGCAATTCTTTGACATTGTTCTGAGGCATAATTTCATTCTCCTTTCATGTTAGCGGCAAGTGGTCGGCGGCCGGTGGTTAGTCACTGATCACTGTTTTTAGTGGACAACCGTTCCGAGGCTGTAAATGGTGACTGCTTCCGTCCCGCTTCCGGCGTTGGTGATGACGGCCAGGAACCGCTTGCTGTTGTTCTGGGCGATGGTCATGGTCCCGGAAAGGGTCACGTTCGCCCCGGCGGTCAGCGTGATGGTTTCCGCCGCGTCCGCCGTATTGCGGATGGTGAACTCGAAGCTCGACGTCGCGATGGCCGCCGTCACCGCCCCGACGATCTGGGCCGCCGTGGGCGTCACGTCGGACCGGGCGTCTCCCGCAGTATCCCGGAGGATCATGCCGCCAACCAGTTCCGCCGCCGAGTAGGTGACATTGCCTGCCGTGGTTTTGGTCGTGACGGTTGTGACGCGCTGGACGGCGTCGGTGATTGCCGGGCACATCCCGAGAAGCAGGCAGCTTCCCAGGTCGTCCTCGGCCCCGGTCGCCTCCACCATGACAGCCCGGGCATAAGCCAGCGCGCCGGCGTTGTCCTGGCCTTTTCCGGCATCCGTGGCGGAGACGTATTCCGGCCCGATGAACGTTCCGATGCCGATGGCGTTGTTGGCCTGGACCTTCGACTGGCCGACGACACGAACAACCGCTGCTTCGCCGCTTTCCGGGGCGTTCTGGAGGATGCCGATAGCCACCTCGGAGGCGCTGTCCGGGCGGCGCACCTGGCCGCTCGAATTGAGGACCACGAATTTGTACTGATCGTTGGACAGGTCTTCCGCCGCAGGGAAGGTTAGATCCAATATTTTATTTTCCGTAGACATGCTTTGTTCTCCTTTCTTCGTGAGGGGACACGATTAGATCATGTCCCCGCGATTATCCGCCGATTTCCTGCTGATATTCCCGCGCCAGGTCGGGATTTTCCCTTTGCACTTCGGCAAAGGCCGATCCGTAGGACAGGTCCTTGTTATCCTTCATTTTCGCCCGGATCAGGGCTTCTACTTTCGATCCGGCCTGGCCCTGTCCGCCCGTGTCCTTGTCCCGTGTCGCCACTTCCCTGAACTCCACCACTTTCGGCAGTTCGGTCTCGAAGAAGGCCTTGAAGCGGTCATAGAGGGTGGCCTTTTCCTTCGTCTCGCCGAATTCGACGACGTCTTCCTTCTCGGCAAAGGCCGCCATGAATTCGGGCATGCCGAATTTGACCATTGCGGGCGTCATTTTCCCTGCTTTGACCATCGACTCGCAGAAGGATGAGATCTCGGCTTTCCGGGCATCCTGGCGCGCCTTGCGCTCCTTTTCAGCGAACGCGGAGGCCATCTTTTGACGCTCCGCTTCGGCAGCCTGCACCCTAGCCGCATCGATGTCCGCCTCGGTGAAGGTCTTTCCCGTCTGGGTCGCATCCGTCGCATCGACGCCGGCGACCAGGTCCTTCAACTTCTGGATAAACTCTTTGAAATTCATCTCCTTTTCCTCCTTTTTGTCTTTGTTATTCGTGGTATTTTCCGTAAACTCGAATGTCAGGGCATCCGCTTCCGCGAAAGCCACATCGGGAAGCCCTTTGACGGCAGGCGGCATGGCCCCCAGGAAGCCGACATGGCGGAGCGATCCATCGGGATAGAAGGCGGCAGACCGCTTCTTGAAAAGGCCCCGCTTGACCATGTCGGCAAAACTCGGTTCCACCTGCTTGAACTTGGCCATGAGCAGATCCCCCTGTTTCTTCAGTCCTTCGACCCATCCATAGGCGGGGGCGTTCTCCACGGGATGACCGATGACGGCGGGCGGCTCGTGCCGGGCGGCATTGAAGGTTGAAACGGCTTTGTTGATCAGGGCCGTCCCGTCATGGACGCGCCCGGCGCTGTCCGTCTGGGGGCCTCCCTGGAAGATGGGAATCCAGTCGTCAAATCCTTGGAAATGGATCATGTTTCACCTCATCGACAAATAGCGGTTAATGATGCTGACGATCTCCGCGCCGTCCCGGGCGCTTACCCCTAGAAACGGCCTGGCGGGGATGACTGAACCAGGATGACGAACCGACTTTACGGGATGCGCCGCTCCCGGCCAAAAAAGGGCCTTCTTGGTCCTCGGGACGATGACGCTCGGCGATGTCTTTCCGCCCAACTGGTGAATCGCCGCGTAAACCCGGTTCGTGCCGATAGCCACGGAAGAAGGTCCCTGAAGCTGATAGCGGATGCTCCCCCGCAAATGGCCGGATTCCGTCAATATCTTGCCGTGCTTCTTCCGTTTCAGCGTTGATGCCTTCAACGGGGCCCACGGTGACCCGTCCGGCGCTGGCCCCTGACGGTTGAAGCGATCCTCCGTTGATCGCAGCAAGTACTCCCCGATGGCCTTCATCACCGGCGACAGATTCTTCATCTTTCCGGCCAGCTCTTTCAGCGCCTGGTTGACCTGTTCGTCGTGAACGGTGATTCTAATTTCCGGCATCTGCCATCTTGCCTTTCAAAAAATAATGATTGACAAACGATATATAATGTATATCATATAGCCATGAAGAAAACGGAGCTTCTCCCCATCCGGGTTGATCCGGAAACAAAGCGCATGGCCCACGAAATGGCGGAAGCGCTCGGCATCAGCATTTCGGCGTATATCCGCATGCTGATCCGCCTCGACAACAAACGGGAGAGCGCCGAAACAAAACGACAAGAGGAGTAACGCGAACCATGTGGGTTTTCACCAATAGGGGTTTTCTGTCTATTGTGGAGCATCGGGACGATCCGGAGACGATGGTGGTTCGTTCCCGCTTTGCCGGACACATCAAGAACCTGTTTCCCAGAGCCAAGGTCATGCGGACGCCGGAGGCGGATTACCTCTACCGCGCCTTTATTCCCCGGGAAAAAGTGACGGAGGCAATGTCCAGGTTCGCCGAAGACATTCATTATCCGAACTTCAAGAATTCCATCAGCGACGACCGGTACCATGACGCCTGCATGGACGTGTGGTCGGCCCTCTACAGGCACCAGAGAAGGACGTAAACAATGACACAGGACGCCATCAAAGAACGCTATGAAGCGCTTCAGCCCCTGCCGGATACGGCTGTGGGGGACTATACCTGGGTTGACCGGCTTCGCACCTGGGATGATTTCCTTGACAAGGGCCTCACCGTGTCCGTCGGTTTGCGCCAGCTTCAAATCAGCGCCGCCAATTACGATGGAATTCGCGGTCTCTGCCCCGGCCTTCACGACCTCCTGCTGGAGGCATTTCCGGTTACACCCGAAATCCAGGCGGAGCTCGATGAATGGAAGGCGGAACTCGGATTTATCGAATAACGCTTGCACCGATCGTCCTCCCGATAATGACATACTCAGATTCGCCTTTACCGTAGTGCATGTATTTTACGCCCTGGTAATAGGTCTTCACCGTGTCCTCCACCCGGACGGCCAGCTTGACGCATTTTGACCCTCCAAACCCGTCCGCTTTGACCGTCACGGATTGCACCGAATTGCCGGAGAAGGATCCCCGCTTGAAATTCGATGAAAATTCGCTTTTCGACATAAATCGAACCGCCGGAATTTCGTCATAGCCATGCAGCCGCCTCATAAGGTACTGTTGAAACTCGTATTCCGCGTCGAGGAGAGAAAAGACCGTCTCCCGGGGCAGTTTCGCCCTCTGGAAAGAGAGCCTGGACCCGTTCGTCAAGCCGGATAAGACCTCCTCACGTGACGTTCGGCCTGAATGGTATTTCGTGAGCTTTCCAAACCGGGATTCCGCCCAGAGCTTGATCGTCGCCCCACCTTCCGACGACGAGCTATACGACCATTCCTTGAACAGATTCCGCAGCACTCCCCGGCCCCATGTATGAATGTTTTCCATTGCGTAGGCTTCGAACTTTCCGACCAGCGCCTCGACGTGCGCGGAAAAGTCGCTGTCTTTGGCCCCGTTGATCAGGCCGTTGGCGTCGTTCGGCTGCCATCTGGCGACGCCCCATTTCTTGAATTCCTCCAGGTGTTTCCCGAATCCTTTTGGGACGAGCTTGTTCTCCAGATCGTAGCGTTCGATCAATGCCTGGCGCCGCTTCCAAAGGGTTTCCGTAAGATCGGTGACTTCATCTTTTGCGAATCCCGCCTGTTCAAATGCCTTCTTTACGTCCGTCTTTTTCAGTTTTAGCAGCCCCTCTGCCCCGTCACGCTCCAGCCAGGCATCTTTCTCGAAGATGGCGTTAAACACGGATGCCGATTGCCGGTTCAATGTGGCATCCCGCAACGTCTTCACCTCGGCAGGAATGGCTTCATAGGCTTTCGCCCCTCCCTGGGCGCGATACTTGAAGCTCCCGCCGGCGTCGATCATGGCGAGACGTCCATTCTTGGCAAGCATGACGTTGTCGAACTCCAGGCCCACCACATCCCAATTTTTGGTAAGGACGGAGGCATGGAAGATCTTCGCCATTTCGTCAGGGCGGCTGATCATGTCGGCTGCGCTTATAGCCTTCAAATCCGTCCTCCACTTGCTCACCAGGGCCAGTTTCCCGTTCCAGTCCCGGAGGCTCAGTTCCGGCATCTCCACGCCGAGCATTTTGTAAATGGCGTTGGAGGCAAACTCCGTTCGGGCCTGGCCCTCATCGGCGTATAACTTGACGTAATATCGCTGCTTGTCCGGGGCCTCATAGAGCCCTCCGGGGTTTGATCCTTTCTGGGTTCCGACTTTCTTCCAGAGGCCGACGTCGTCATTCGATGCCTGTGCTGCCTTCTCTTTTCTCGCCGCGCTCCGGATCCGGCGGGCGATCTTGGCCGCTTCTTTATCTTTCGCCTCGATCTCGGTGATCAAAGCCTGGGCGATATCGTCGGGCAGCCTCGCCAGAGACCCTTCCAAAATGCGGTATTTCGCCTTGGTTGCCATCCCGACGTTGTAGCCCCAGCCCTTGTCGATCCCGACCGGCTCGCCCGTTTTCAGGTCAATGGGGGAGGGCGGCGCTTCCCCCTTCCCGGCCGCCGTTGCCCGCTCGAAGTCTTCCTTTGTCGCTGCGAAGATCTTGCACTTGCAGCCCCAGCCGTTCGGCACGTAGTGCGTCTTCCACCAGGGGGCATCGTCCGTGAGGGTGATCCCGTCCCATGCCAGATGGTGGGGCCTCGGAGCCCGGCTGTCACCGTGGCGGTACGTGAGGTAGCCATAAAACTTCCGGACGTCGGGATCCTGGAGTTGGTTCCACCTTCCCGCGGCGTAAGCCGTGCGGATATTGGTCGAGTAAACGACCTCGCTTCGCCAGTTCCTCCTGCCTTTGTAAGACCAGCCGTGCCTGGCGACGATGCTGTCGAAGTCCTTGCGGAAATCTTCCAGAGTTATTCCCTGGCTGATGGCCTTGTTCACGGCGGTCCTGAAATCGGCCAACAGGTCCGCCTTGTAGGCCCCCGCGATCATGAACCCCTTTGCGTGCTGATCCTTCCAGAGATCCGTCCACTTCTGCGTCGGGATGTTCAGTTTGTTTTGAAAGAACCTTTCCTGCTCTTTGAAGGGCAGTTTAAACACCGTTAAAAGCTCCGGAGAGACATTGTTCTCAGCAAACTTCAGGCTTTTTTTTTACCCCCCGTCTCCAGAGAGACTTCATATCGTCCACTCATATCGGCCAGCATCATTCCCCGCGCCACGATGACGCCCAGGCTTTGCGTATCCATCTCGCCCCAGAGATCCAGAATGCGATCCCGCAGGTCGTCAAGGGATTGCGCCTCCCGGACCAGGCGCTGGAGGGGCAGCATGTAAATATCGTCCGTGACCTGCATGGCCTCGGCAGCCGTGCTGTTCGCAATGACGTCGGCCGCGTCCTGGGTATCGGGCGCTTTCTCGGAAAATTTCCCCGTTTTGTGGCCATCTCCGGCTTTGTCGGCCGCCTGGGGAGATCTCGGTTTAACCAGTTCCTCGCCTTCCGCCGGAGCAGGAATCCCGTAGGTTTCATAGAAATAGGCCGTCGAGACCGGAAGGCCGATATCGACGACCAACGTCTTGTCGATCTCGCTCTGTTCCTTCAGATCAGGCTTCGCTGCCGCATAGGTCTTGATCTTCGGATACACGGAAACGCCGGGAAAGTTGTAATCGACGATCCAGGGGATCAGCGTCTCGTTCAGGCAGGCGTCGAGGAGATCCGCGTCGGCCTCGATGATCTCCTGGCGGACATCTCCCTGCGTTTTCTCGTTCCCAAGTTTTCCAGGAGTCCCTTCTGTAGATGCCGTCTGCCCCAAAACGGTTTTGGAGATCTGGCGGTCCATGTATTCGCAAAGCTGCTCGTGAGTGACCGTGCCCGCCCGGGAGGCTTCCAGGAACGCGATGTCCATCGAATCCGGGATCTTGATGCCCGTGTCGGACTGGATGGCCTCGATGGCGTCCATGAGGGCCTGCTGCTGTTCCGGCGTCGTACCGGGAGGGTACTTCCCCTTCACGGTGGGCATGCCGAATTTCTCCAGGAAGATCAGCCAGAACTTGACGCCGTTTTTCTTGAACCATACCGGCCACCACAGCCGCTGCCCCAGGCCGCGACCGTAAGGGTTGTCGCTGTCGCCGTAGGTGAAGACGACGAACTTCCGATCCGGCACCGGCTCGCCTTCGATCATGTTCGACGGCGTAATGAGGCGCAGTTCCCGGGCCATCGTGAAGGAGAATCGCCGGGGGTGCTTGGCGATCAGTTTCTTGATTTTTATGCCGTTCTTCGCCGCATTCCATATGACTTCAGTGGAATAGAACCCGTAAAGAATCGCTTTCAGGATCTCCTGGCGGGCCTGATCGAAGTTGCAGTTTTCCAAAACCTCAGAAACGTAATCGGCGACAACCTGCTCCTGGCTGGTCGACGAGGGCCGTCCCAGTTTCCTCGCAGATTTGGCGGGGATGATATCCCATTCCTTGCCCACGACGGCCAGGTTGCGCTGCTGCAAAACGGACCCGGCATGGGCGTCGCGATCCACCTCGTCGTATAACTTCAACCCTTTCCCGGCAGATTCGCTTCTCAAGACGGGGTCAGGGTTTTCCAGCCGCTTGATCCATCCGTAGAATATGTCAATATCCTTTGCGATGGTGGCGACTTCGTCTGTGATCTGCACCCGTTTGACGGCTTCTTCCGCCATTTTCTATCTCCCCATGAAGGAATGCATGGATCCCCCGGCGGTCACCCGTTTGATGCCGGTGGACTGGAATTCAATCTCTCCACCCCAATCGGCATGAACGGCGTACCAGGCCATCACACCGGCGACCCCTTCATCTCCGTGGCGCTTCTTGTCGTCCTTCCCTTTGCTGCGGACCTCCGGAAGCTTGGCAACGCCGCGAACAACCTTGAAAGCCCGGTGATCCTCAATGACGTCGGCATCTCTGCCAAGCAGGATGGTCTTATCTTCAAACGCCGCCTTGTATTTGGGCATGTTTTCCCGATACCATTGCTCCGTCAGCATAACTTGGGCGATCCGGGACGCTCCGTAACGTTGCATCGCCCGCTCTGCCAGGTATTGGCCATTTCCACGGGCGTCGAGGGCTCCATAGCGGAAGCGGTTCAGCCGGTCGCAGATGTAGTAGAAGATCTGCTCCTGCTGCTGAAACGGGATATTCCTCAATTCCAAGTGAAAAATTGCCTTCCAGTCGGCGTTTTGCTGTTCGATCAACGGAATGAATACGGACAAGTCGCCACTCCGTCCGAAGTCCTCACCGACCACGGAATTCCTCTCCGGATCGACAACCGCCAATAACGTCCTCAGAACTTCATCACACCAGTCTTTGACCTCGGCATAGCGGATGTGATCGGGCAGTTCGGCAAACGAGGCAGGCTGTTCGTACCGGACGACGGGGATCTCCTCGGAGAGGCAGGTCTCGATCAGCGCACGGGTCAGGAACGTCCCCGTTCCCTGGCTGGGGATGCAGAAGAGTTCTTCATCCGCGTCCTCGCCGTAGGAATCGATGATGGACTGCCGCCAGGCTGCCTCTCCTTCGTCTGTCCATTCCCTGCCCAGGACCTCGCAGATCCGCCGGTAAAGGCCATCCTGCAGGGCATCGTCAAAATCCACCCGGTGGAGGCTATAAGGCTTCTTCCCGGCACGGATGTCCTGGATCACGGAATTGAATTCGTTCGTGTCGCCGAAATGCGTACTGATGACGCGGACCTGGCCGCCCCACATGAGAAGGGCCAGGGCCGCCTTGAGGAGCCCTGCCAGGTCGTCATGGAATGCGGCCTCATCGATGACCACGCGGCCCTGCTTGCCGCGCAGGTTCGTCGGCCTGCTGGAAAGCGCCGTTATCCTCCATCCCGATTCGAGGGTGATCTTGTAGGCCAGGATCTTCTTTGGGGACACAATTGAATTGTGTCCCATCTCGCCGGCTACCTCTTCCTCGTCTATCTCCTCGTATTCCTCCATCGCGGAGGCGGCCAAGTTGTAGGCCCTTGCCCAGTTGGCGCAGTCGTTGATGAATTCGAGGGCCATGTCCTTGGTATAGCCGATGTACCAGACGTTCCGTTTTTCGCCGCTGCCGACCTCCGAGGCGTAGAGGGTGTCATCAGCCGCTTCGGCCCACGAAATGCCGACACGGCGCGATTTCTCGATGAATTTGACGGGAGATTGATCGGCGACCCAACGTGTCTGATAGGGCAACAGGATGCCCGTGGCGGGTCTCGCCTGATCAAAATCGTTTTGAAGGTTCGCTTCTGTCATACAATTCCCAAAATCTTCTTCCGGATCTCCTCGGCGGTCTTTTCAGAAATTCCGCTCTTCTTTACGGCCTTGACGACCTCATCAGCCGTGTCCTTCGCCTTTCTCTTGGCCTCCGCCTGCCACTTCTTCTGATCAACGGCCACTTTGTTAAGTTTGGAGACCGCCACGGTCAGCTTCGTGAAATCGACGTTTTCCGGATCGATCTCCTGCATCTTGACCAGGACCTGAAACGCCTTTTCCTGACAGAGGCTGGTGAGAGCATCGCCCATCAGACCCTCCCCATCCCCTACCGCTTCGGTGATGGCCCGGGCCTGTTCCGTGGCGATCTTAAGGGCAGCCATCTTCTCCTCGAACTCCTGGCCGTAACGATGGGCCGCCGAGCGGGAGATGGCGTATCCCTGCTCCTGGAGCCATGCAGCAATCCCGTCATAATCGGAAAAGCCCTTCTCGATGAGAAGCTTGTCGAACTGCGCCTTGATCTCCGGCGGCAGCAGGGTTATTTTCGAACGGCGGGGCATGGTCTCACCACCTGTTCGGCCGGGCGATGCCGGGATGGGCGTCCACGGTGTACTCCACGAAGTCGATCCCGTGGTTGTTGATCTTGGCGAACCAGACGGGGCGCTTGCGCTCCACGGCGATGAGCTCCCGTTCGGTCAGATAGTCGAGGGCGCGCCGGATCTCGATGTCCGTGACGTCCCGGATGACGTCCTCGATGGCCTTCCGGAGGATTGTCTCCGACGTCCCGATCTCCTGGGCGGCGTACAGGGCTCTAAGGAGCACCCATCGCAGTTCCTCTCGGCGCGCCCGTTCCATGTCGATGTCCATCATCATTTCTTCCCCCGAATTTCCTCGATAAGATCGTGGAGACGATCCAGTTTAACGTTGATCACCGTGTCGAATCGTATGAAATCCTCACGGCGCACATAATGGACGGGCAGTTCCGCCTTCAGCTCCAGGAGCGACCGCTCGACGTTCTGATAATCCTTCCCGATGTCGGCCAGGGCGCCGATCTTCCTCTCCATATCAGCCACGCATTTCGACATGATGGTCCGCATCACCCCGAAGGTGACGAGGCTCCAGGTGGCCACCAGGGCGGCCAGGGCGGCGAAGATCTCCCAGTGTTCACCCAAGGCCCCGGTCCCTCCGTTCCTTCTTCCCCTGGCAGTCGAGGCAGCGGACGGCGTTCGGAACGGCAGTCAGACGCGCCAGTTCGATCTCGTCGCCACAGTCCAGACAAATGCGGGAAACGTCGGGTCCGGCCCCTTCCGGGTGTCGGCCCGATGTTTCGTTGCGGGGACAGATTTCAAATCTGTCCCCGTCCCTGAATTCTGTCCCCGTTTGGCGGTCCTGTCTGCCGGCAAAGTGGTTTCTCAGGGCCGCCTGCCTGAAAAGTTCGTCGTTCTGCTGCGCCTGGTCGAAGACGTCCATTATTCAAGGACTCCCTCAAAAACGACTTGATAATATCGGCTTTCCCGCCACCGGTCCGCCAGATCGTCGGGATTGACACCGTAGTAGTTCCGCATGAAGCCGGAGGCCTTATCCAGACCTAGACACTCGGCGCAACCCGTTTCGAACTTGGCTACCAACTCCGAGCAGACCAGACGGTCCCAGTGGACCCACTTGGCCAGGTGGAGGAGGTGCAGCAGCAGACGGTGCACCGGATACCACTGGCCGATGTGCCGCTCGATCTTCCCGTAGCCGGCGGCGTAGACCTCCGGCGTCATATTGATGTTCCGCACGATAAGGACCCGCTCTCCCCGGTAAGCCTCCCACAGGTTCTGGTTCTTTACCGTCCAGAGGGCCTCCAGGGTATTCCCGTCGCCACCCACGATCATCCCCGCATGGGTGAATTCCGAGGCGTTGTCTACGGACTTGGCCCGTTGCACGAAGTTGATGACGGACCCCAGGGCCATCGGGTTTCTCGTGGCGAACTCGTCGCCGGCCTGCAATAAGGGACGTATCATCGTAATCTCCCTGTTTTCCCGGGCCGGACAACAGGAGAAAAACCGGCCCGGGACCAGGTTGGCGTTTATTATTCAGACGACCCCGTGACGGATGGTCGCCTTCTCGATCTTGTCCACGCGCTCCCGGAGGATATTGTGACATTCACGGAGGTAGCGGGCCTCGTTGTGGGTGACGGGGGTGAAGAATTGTTCCAGCCAGTACATCGTCCACGACATCCACCAGTTATACATTCCCATCTCAACCCACCTTTCCCGACAGTTCGAAGTGGGGGCGATCAGGGTTCTTGAAACGTCCGCCCCAGCCGAGACCTACGGATTCGCCGATCACGCCGGCCTGTTCATAGTCGGGGACGGCATCATGATTGACATCGGCCTTCATGTCCCAGACGGGTTGCCCGTCCCTCAAGATGGCGATATCGAAGGCACGGCCTTCGATATGTTTCGATTTCCTCGTCCAGGTGACCTTCGCTCCGGGCTTTGTCCTGCCTCGGGCATAGAGATCATTTTGCTCTTCCTGGGTGCGTTTGGTGCACGTCAGCATGAAGGGGATTCCCGTCTCGGCCATCTTCACGGCAAAAGCCGCGAACCTCTCCTGCAATTCAGGAATGCAAACATCAATCGTCCGGCTTGCCATCAGCCTTCCCCGGTTTTTCAGATAAAATGACGGTCGTGATCATGACGCCGGCATCGTCCAATTCACGCAAGACAGCTTCTTTGGTGAAGGGTGAGTTGCCGGCGATGAATTCAGCAGCAATCAGAAGGGCGTGTCTCGTTTCGCAAAGGAGATTGATCTTCTCTGATTTGTCGATTGCCATGTCCTTTTCCCCGAAGACGAAAAACAAAAGAGGGCCATCAGTCTGTGACTGATGGCCCTCTCAGGAGCTCTCTATTTTCACGTCGGCAGGATTTCCCTCCCGCTGGCCCTCTCAGGGGCTCTCGACGCTTTAAATTGTAAGTTTATTACTAACGCAACGTGTCGTTTTTTGCAAGTATTTTTTCAATATATTGTGTGCTTATCCATACCTGACCACAAGATCCCGGACATTTGAACTCTAATTGAACGTCGCCAATACATCGATGGCCTTTCAAATCGGCCAGACGTTTACCGCAGCGCGGACAAGGTAAAACGATCTCATGATCTTTTTCCGCCGTAGTTCTCTTTATAATCATGATTGCTTTCAGCCTTCTTCAATAAAAAGTGTTCACTAACCGATCTTATCCATCATTTCTCTTAAACGGCGACGGTTTGTTTCAATCTGCTCTTCCGTGAGGTGAGTCGGAGGGATCTCTTTCATCCTCAGAGGGGAGAAAGATGTCGAACCCCTCCCCTCACCATGATCTTGACTGCCCACCATTAGTCCCGCTTCCTTCTTTCTCAGCTCCCGCTCCGCCTGCCTTCCCGTCTCCTTCTCCTCTCGTTCAGCGATCCCGATCATGATCTTCTTCAGGTAGTTATGAGAGTCCAGACAGTCCGTGAAATTCCGGTGGATGACGACGTTCAGGGCCTCGACGATGCCCGCCTGGCTGATCCGGTATATCCGCTTCTGGTAGTGGAATGATTCGCTGTCGAAGAGGGCCTTGAGTTCCGAAAGCACGACCCTCAACTTGTGTGCCTTGAGACGCCAGGGGGACACTCCGAAGAGGTAGCAGTACTCCATGACAATATGGGAATGTTTGCCGAAGGCAGGCAACATCTGAATAACGGCGGTCGTGTCACTTTCGTGAAATATCTCCATCAGCTCGACTTCATGGCGGCAGTACGGACATTTACCCTTCATTCCCACTCCTCGCATCCTTTCCTCAATCCAGGCTGGTCCTCTGTAGTTGAAAACCAGAAAAGTTTCTTTTCGCAGCAAGCCCAACGCCATCCCGTGGGATTGCCCCGCCGGAACCCGTAATGCCGGCACGTCCAGCAGTATCGATCACGGGGGGCCTCCATGCGTGTATCTCCTCAATACGTTACGGTGATCGTCAATACCGCTGCCGCCAGCCAATATACAATTCTTCGCCAGTCGCAGTCCGGCACATAGGAGAGCGCAGTACATATATTCAGTATAATTAGGATGGTCGGGAATATCCGCATCCTATGCATCTTTACCTTGCCGTCCTAATTCCTTCTTCAGATCGTAGTTGAACCCTTCCTTGGGCTTCCGTTCCGCCCCGATCAAGAAGAGCCGCTGATCAGGCCACTTCTCGATGGCCTCCCGGTCCAGGGACTTGACGATCTTGACGACCTCGGTGAAGCCGAGTTCTTCGCACTTGCCCAGGGCGTCCCGGGGGATGCTCACCTTGTCAACCAGGCTATGGATCAGGCTGCCGTGGTCGAGGTTGAGAACGTCTCCGACGGCGAACAGGGCCCGCTTCTCCAGCTTCATCAGCTTCGTCAAAGCCGCCTCGCAGAGGGCGAGGAGTTCCTTGAGGGGCTGTGTTTGCGCGCGGCAATATTCCGCCGCACGTGCCAGCTCCTCCTCGTACTGTTTCAGGACATGTTCGATCTCCTTCTTGTGCTGAGAGATCTCCGCCAGGAGACGGTCCGCTTGCACCCGTGGATCGTCCGGCGCGTCCGGTTTCTTACGCTGCTTCTCCATTATCCCCCTCCATATTCATTCGGATCTGGCCCAGGTAATTGGGAAGGGCGATCTTCTTGATCTTCGCATTTCGGGACAAGATCAGCAGCGCCCGGCGCTCGTTGCGTCTGAGATAATCCGCCAGTTCGCTCCCGGCCGCGGCCAGGTAGTAGCCGCCACCCTCCTTCTTTGCAGAGGAGCAAATGGGGATGCCCTCACGCCGCATGGCCGTTATCAATGTCCGGACGGCCCTGGTGTCGTTGATCCGATGGTCCCACGGTCTTTCAAATACCGCCTCGTACAGGGCCGCCATGCCGGCGGCGTTTGGTTCCCCGATATGGCTGGTCAGTTCCGCCAATAAGCGATGGCGGTTCTCCGGCGTGTCAACTTCATGTTTCTCCATACGCTTCCTCCTTTATCTTCCCGATGGCGGCGAGCAGCCGCTCCAGTTTGTCTGCATCCTGGCACCAGGCCAGCGAGTCCACTCCGCATATCTTCTTTACGAGCCCCGGCAGCCGCTTCTCGCCATTGAGGATGCCAAGAGACAATACCCGCACCCGTTCCTTCAGGGCGACGATCCGGTCTTCATTCGGCTTCGATTTCCGGTTCGGAACCGACGCCTTCCATCCATAATGTTTGAGGAGCTTCACCATGTTCTCCAGTTGCCGAAGCGACAGGTCCGCCGCCGATCCCACCTTGAAGGATCTCAGGATCATTTCGTATTCGCCGTCGCTGAGGGCCATCTGCTGCTTCGCGATATGAATCTTTGCCAGGAGCCCCCGGCGCTGCCGGGCCTCGGCATCACTTCTCAACACAGGCGGTCCTTTCCTCTGATAGATGGGGAAGGGGAAATCCGTTCCAGGGATGGTCGTTGCGGAATTCATTTCATCACCTCCAGCCGGAACCTGTCCCGGTCCGGGATGTTGTAGAGGATCTCCACCCCCATCCCGTTCCCACATCTTTTGCGCCCAACGGCCCGGATATAACCCCCCTCTCTCAGTCTGCGGAGGACCTTCCCAACCCAGCTCTTATCAGGCGCCTCCGACAGCCGCTGAATGTCCCCCGCAGAAAACTCGGACACCGTCACGTACATGGCCTTGTAGATCCGCTTGTTCAGAGTCCCCTTGTTCATCCTGTGCCAGGACCGATTATAGATATAGGTCCGGCATGGGGACTCCGGTTTGTCCAATGGGAAGATCTCGCCGCGGACGACAAAGTCGTCCATGACGTTGTGAACCTTCTGACGTCCGGGGCCTGGTGGGACGTCCAGTCCATCGCAGATCTGCATGACCGAATAGGGTCGGCGCTGCCGTTCCATCCATGCCCGCATCCGGGCCGACAGGCCGGTCTTAGGCGTTCTTGTGCTTGAGGACATCGCTTGCCATCTCCAGGGAACATTCCTTCAACCCGCTGGCCTTCATGGCCCGTTCAATACCGATGGCCGTCGTCAGGACTGGCCGCCAATCCCCTTTGGCTTCCTTGTGGATCGCCGCCGTCACCTCGGCGTTCAATATGAGACCGAGGCAGGTCTTGAAGAAGAAGGCCACGTCCTGCTGGGAGACGGGGGGGAATTCCATCCGCCGGCGGATCCGGCTGGAGAGACGGCGTCGGGACTCGATCTTCCCCTTCAGCTCGTCCTCGCCGATAAGGACGACGGGACAGGCGTACCGTTCATTCATGTTCCGTAGCATCTCCAGGATCGGCATAGGAAGAAGGTCCGCCTCATCGATGAAGACGATCCGCCGTTCCTTGGCCATCTCGGACCCGATGATCTCCAGGCAGGCCTCCGAACGGCTCGGCCGGATCTTCGCCAGCTCGAAGGCGATTTCCCGGAGGACCATCGTCGGCGTCCTCGTGTTCATCGGGGGTATGTAAATGGCGTTGGAATGGATGGCGTAATGCCTCGCCGCCTCCGACTTCCCCCGCCCGGCGGGACCCGTGATCATGGCGAGCGACGGCCCGATCATGGACATGGGGTCTTCCAACTCCTGGCACAGCGTGTTGAACTTCGTGATGTTTGGCGTAGATATGAAAGCGTTGTTCATCAGTTACCTCCCTCGGCTAATTCAAATTCGTAGTAGTCCCGTTGCATCGCGTCCATGCCGGCCATGTAAGCCGTCCGGAAGGTCTCGTCGTCTTCGTTTAAGACGTCGCCGGCCTTGAGGCTCGACATGATCCACTCGAAGCGGCTGTAATCATCAAGAAAATAAGCCGGTCTCACTGGAGCCTGCCTCCTTGCCTTTGCCGGCAGGGGAAGCCCGGCCTCCATCTTCTCGATATGGGCATCCAGTTCTTCCTGGGTGATGGGGCGATTGAACTCCTTGTTTTCAATCGCCCGGCGTTTCCGGTCGTCTCCGACGAGGGCTGCGATCCGCTCCGCCTCGGGGACCTTCGAATATTCGCGGAAGTCGGGAGCCAGGGCGGCGATCTTGCGGAATTCGTCGGCAAACCGCTTCCGCCGCTCCCGTTTTTCGGCGATCTTCCGGGAGGCCAGATCCTGATCCTTCATGGAGGACCGTTCCACCGGCACGGCGGTGCATAGATAACGTCCGCCCTGAAAAACATGGAGTTCATCCAGGGTCATGGGATTGTACCGGATGTCGACCCGCTCTTTATGGAGGGTGAGCAGGGCGTCATGTTCGTAGAAGTCATTTTCGAAGCTGATCCGCCCTTTGTTGACGATCCGGGAGCCCCTGGCAAGGAAGATGAGGTCGGCCGCCTCGGCGGAGATCATCCGGGGCCGCCAGTTATCATTATTATATACGGCCATGAGGCAGTCATATGGGGTCGCCTCCTTGGGGCGCGGCGTCCAGGACCATTCCCGGAGGACGCCCCGGTGGGCCTTCTTCCGGTTGTAAATGTCGCAGGCCAGGTACATGGCCAGGGCGAACTCGCGTCCTGTCAGCAGCCTTCCTTCTGCGGCCAGCTTCATGGCCTCCTGATGGTCTACATCCTGCCAGTTCGTGTCATCGGACATGCGCTTCGTTTGCCCCGGCAGGAGCATCCGGCTGGTCATGATCTGTTCCAGCCGGTAGAAGGTCCCCTCGATCATCTTCGCCTTGGCGTTCTTCACGACGGCCTTCCGGTGGGTTCCGGGCACGATGTAATGGGGGGCGATATCCTCGCCGTCCACATCGAGAAGGTCCATGACGACCTCTTCGGTTCGTTCCCATTCCATGCCCAGGGCGCGGAGGTTGGCCAGGATTCCTGTCAGGTATTTTGACAGTTCGGGCCTGCCGTTATCGGTATAGATGCTTGTGAAGGCGCCGTAACAGGCGATGCCGATCCGCAGGGCCAGGCCGATAAGCCAGGCGTCGTACTTTTTGTCCACGGCGGCGCCGTAGATAATCCGCGTTCTCAAGTCCTGCCAGAGATAGCCTTCAGGGCGATAGACTTCGCCGGTTTCGTCATCGACGACCCAGCGGTCGAAACGGTGCTGGTCGCCGACGAGGATCTCGAAAGGAGCAAGATCGGAGTAATCGCGGATGACCGGCGGGAGGAGATTGTCCAGGGCGCGGACGCCGCCCTTCTGCATGGCCTCCAGCAGGGGATTCCATTTCTTCTTGAACCACCAGTTTGCCGATTCATACTCGCCGATCTGCCAACCACGACGCTGGGCCTCGATGACCAGGATGTCGTACAGGTCTTTCCGGTTCGCTCCCCGGTGCTCCCGCTTGGCGCAGAGACTGATCCACCAGTCCACCGCCTCGGGTGTCCAGGTCTTGGGCTGATCCTTATAAGATTTCGTATGCCGAAGGCCGGCGATCCCTAGTTTCTCGTATTTGGCTGTCCATCGGTAGATGGATTGCCACCGAACGTCGTGCTTGAGGGCGACGGCCTCGACCCACTTCCGTTTTCCCTTGGCCCAGCTCTTGGGCATGGCGTCTACATCCCTAAGGATTGCAAGGATGTTTCGTATGCGTGGGTTCTGAAGGTCGGCTTCGGAGACGGCTGTCTCGGGAGTCCACGATGTTCGAGGCGAGGCGACAGGGGATATTGCCTCGGCAAAGGTGGGAAGGGCTGCCTCGGCCCGGTATTGATCGATGACCTTTGCCGCTGCCGAAGGGGACAATACCGGCAGCAGATCAGGGCTGGCCCCTTCCTTATGTACTACGGCCTCCTGGATGTCAGCGGGGAGGGCTGCCAGGGCATATTTCTTGGTTTTGCCATTTTCGACGCTGGACCAGGTCTCTTTTGACGCCCGCTTATTGACGGCGCGTTTTGATATTCCTAGAATTATGGCGATTTCACTTGCTGTGTATATCTTGTCGGCTGTCATGTCGGCGCTCCTACCTTGTCAGCATCCCGGCGATGACCAGCCCGAAGAATAGGACGGCGATAAAAATCAGAAGCCAGCAGGCGCTATTAAACTTGTCCTCCTGGTCGATCAATTCGTTGTCCCAGTTCGTGTCCTCGATGATTCGCTGAAAACGGGTGACGGATAATTTTTTCATGATGGCGACCTTTCCATTTCCTTCAAAAACATGAGCCGTTTCTTCTTCTCCCCTTGCTTCCGCAAGATCTCTTCTTCGATCCGCCGGATCTCCGCCCGGAGAACCTCCGGCCCGGGCAGAACAAAGACGCCGACCAGGCGGCCAAGCATCTTCAAGGGCTCACTGCATCCCACGACCTCGCAAAATGCCGGTAAAAAAACAGCCGGAAAGCGGTGCTGTTCTTTTGATTCCGCCGTCCAGCTATCGATCATGGTCTTGGTAACGTCCTGCCCGACCAGCTCGCTCATCCTGGCTGCCACCTGGTAACGGGACAGGGGGCATGCCTTCAATGCTGCGGATATGCCTTCACGAAACGCCTTGTCGATGTCCATGCTGCCGGGATGAGGGGAAGGCGCCGAGTTCTGCTCCTGGATGAGATCGAAGAGGGATGACTGGGATGTGTCTATTATTTGTTTACGCTTCGTCATTGACTTCTCCTCCCTCTTGGCTTATTTATGAGCCTAAAACGGCTTCACGTGATCGCTGATTTGCTGGTCTTCCGTTTAGGCGTCCGAAGGTAATACTTCGGGAAGACCAGGCGGACGTCGCTGCCGATGGCCTCGGCGATGGCCCGCATGATCCGGTCGCTCACCCGGTGGTCGTTGATGACATCCGACACGGAGATGTCCGATACGCCAATTTTCTGGGCCAGCGACTTCTGTGTGATGCCTTTTTTTTGAGGGCATACTGGCGGTCTAGGGGTGTCATCGGGTGTTCTCCTTATATGTCGTTCCGGGATGGCGATCCCGGAAGTGGTCATTGTCTATTTTGTGTTGGCTTATGGATATGACTTATAAACCAAGAAAGTTACCTAGTCAAGTAAAAATCTTGGTTCCCGATTATTTCTCGGGAAACCGGCGCTTAGCTTATTTAACTAGTTAATAATATGGTTAATATTGGTTATCGGGAACCGGTTCCCGATCCGGTTCCCGATCGGGTGTCACATCGGGAACCAGAACCAGGGGAATAATGCTAGATGATTTTGCCAAACGGATTGCCTGGGCAATCGATACCATTAAAGATGACCGGGACCTCGATAAAGGGATTACGGATGTCGATCTGTCAAAGATTCTTGGAACGAATAAGAACACTTTGGCAGGATACCGCCGAGGTGAGGGTTTTCTTAAGGGTGAGGTAATTGAGCGACTGGTCGAGCATTATCGCTTCAGCCCTCAGTGGCTATTCAAAGGCGAAGGCGAACCGTTCCCGGGCGCCCGTGCGAAATATCCCGAGGTATGCGGCCCGGAAGAGCCTCTTCCGAAGTCCACACAGGCCGATCTATCCGATGATTTTGTCTTCATAAAACAGGTCAGCGGCTGCATCAGCGCCGGCGGCGGCCTTATGCCGGATAATTCCGTCGATGTTCAGTGCGCGTTTCGCCGTGACTGGATCAAGAGAAGGGGCGGAAAACCGGAAAATATGTCTCTGATCAAGGTGTCGGGCGACAGCATGGAACCGACATTGCTCTCCGGCGACCTTGTCCTGGTCGATCATGCCAAAACCACCGTCGCCCCCCAGGGCGGGATCTACGCCATCTCCATTGACCAAGAAATCATGATCAAACGTGTCCAGGTCCTATTCAACGAAGGGAAGCTCCGAATCATCAGCGACAACAAGCAGTACGACCCCATAGAGGCCACGCCCGACCAGGTCCGAATCAACGGCAAAGTGATCTGGTTTGGGAGGGAGTTGGAGAGGTAAGAGCATTTTCAGACGTCATGGGTCAATGAGACGTCTTGGAAATATAGTGTAATTTGATCTATACTTTTCGAGTGATCGTAATGACTTGCGCACAAGAAGTTATAGCCCGCTTTGCAAATAAGTTTACATCCAAGATGAAATGTGTTGGTTGTGAGGGTAACTGTTCTAGCGGTTGTTGCTGCGACATATGCCTAAATTATGATTTTGGGAATATACCGAACTATAAATGTGATTTCCTTCGATCAGCTTATGTATTGCGATATTTGTATGTCCACAAGGCTGAAATAAAGCAGATGTATTCTGTCAATTCTAAAAAAATCGCATCACATCTTCTCTTTGCCAAGCGAGATCAAGATGAGCAATTTGTTATTGCAGCGGCCGGTGCTGGTCCTGGTACAGATTTTGTTAGTTTCTTAGAATGGCTGCATGACTACAGAAGGCCAATGCAAAATGCCATGCCGTCAAATCTCATCTTTCTGAGAATAGATAAAGAAGATAACTGGGGTGAACAGTACCTAGAAGTTCTCGATAGTTACACACCAATCATTGACGTCAATAAGTTATCTATCGATAAACGTAAATTGATAGTGGATATGTTTCAGCCCATGTCTAAAAAGCCTAAGAAGCGCTTCGATATTTTGTCAATGTCTTACGTCTTGTCGGAAAACTGCCGATCTGGAGATGGACATCAGAGGTTATCCATATTGTGGGATAATCTTAAAACTTCATTCAAGGAGAAGAGTATATTTACTCAACTTTCGCAGGAGCAAAAAGTATGTAATATATTGTAATTATTAATAGTATAGCGTCGCAAAGTGTGATATATGGGTTTTGTTCCCCAACAAAAGCCCATTAACACACGAGGTGACGCTATGAGCCGGATTGTATCAGACATCGTATCCTGTGAAAACCAGATTCATCAGTTCTTTCTCAATCAAAAA